TTTCGGTAACCTCGGCATGCGCTCGCATGAAGAGTTTATTCGTATTAGTTATATTGGCGTCACACCTTCTCATCGTCTTCTTCCGCCACGCTGCGTATGTACAAGCATTATTAGTGGCAAGTCGAGTCAGAAGAACTTTATCTCGTACTTCCAAACCCTCTACAACAATCGTATTAACGTAGGGGAAGTCATCACCTCAACTAAATTTGCACAGAAATCCTTCAACGAAAGGGATCCTGTCACAGGTGCTGACGGTGCCAAGATCAATTACAACGTCCTTGAGTTCAAGGATCGGCCAGCTCAAAACGATGATGAGAAAAAACTCATCGAGGACATTGGCGCTTGGCTCGAAAGTGATGGAGGAGAGCTGGTATCAGGTGCTCTTCGCAGTAGTATCTCCGGTGCGAATCTGGTCGAGCTACCTCTGGGAGAAGACCACGGAGCTATCAAGGAAGCTTTTATGGAGGCTAACCCGAAACGACTAGAGGGCACCGCACCCGCTAGTCTTTCCTCTCTCCCTCCATCAGCAGGTGAACCCGGCGCAAAAGCAACTAAGGAACCCCCCAGCGCTAAAAAGCAAGCGGAGCCTAAGGAGCTAAACGAGGAGCAGAAAGCGGCTTTGAAAGCAGCCGGTCTCGAGTTCTAAAACAAGGAGAGACAACTCAAGACAGGGACTCCTTCGGGAGTCCTTTTTTATGTCACATATCGAGTAGGTCGCCAAAGGAGGGTAGGTCCACATCGTTTGCAACGCAGTACATCACAATGTTCTCAAGCAACGTACCCCTGATAAGATAACTTGCGTAAATAAGACTCAGAATCTCCTCCGCCTCAGGTGTATCTAGTTTTTTGACATTATCTAGAAACACTCTATGAGCAAAGTTCTGCTCTAACGTCAAGTGCGACTTCAATTTATCTAGGACGGTATCAGCTTCCATGTCGTTTTACCAAGTCCCAAAATTTGTTTTTTCACCCATAGCGAAAAGCTCTTGGGGTAATGGCACAATTCTACTTCCGACAGACTTTGACGGTCAGCTGGCAAAGCAAGCTCAAGGAGATGAGGTAACCGAAGTCATCAGGAACGAGGACGAACAGAATCTTCACGATCCCGACTGGTGGGAGAGCTACAGAAATAAAGTTGACTGGGTGATAGCCATAACTCAAGGTGCCCCTCAGTACACACCGTGGATCACCGAGTACGGCATGGATATCGCTAACGAAGGTTTAATCATCTTGGATCGGATGACCTTCCTGGAGCCCACGAGGAATCGTGAAGGATTTTTAAACGAATCTTCTCTAGTAAACATGAAGATTCTGTCCCCTAGACCATGTTTCCGTGCGGACGGTAAACAACTAAAGGACTCTGTGACGTCTGCGTGGTTTATATTCAAAAAAGCAGGAGCTGCTCGTTGCAGTACGTTTATCGATTTCGAAGTAGGCTGGCAGCACCCAAAAAACCTTCGAAAGTGAGCAAGCGTCTTACCAGCATCCTCGAGCAGCTTGTAGAGCTTCAAAAAGAACAGAACAGTAAACTCGATAAAATCACTGCGCTGCTCGTAGGGCAACAGCTGCTTACTGAGTGCGTTGATTATCAGAATCAACCACGGACGCCTGAGGAGTGCGCAGAGATCACGATCGAGAGTTTCTCTGCTGCTCTCTGTTTAATGGGGGAACTGGATCAGCGTAACAGAGAGTATCAGTATCAAAAACAGGAGTTCTTCATCAACGATGAGGAAGACGATGACGAGGAAGAAATCAACGAAATCTCAGATTCGTTCTAAGCTGAGTAGGAATTGACACGTATTTTGTGTCCGATACTCGAGTAACAGTCAACGGATTAAGGCACTACATTTGCAATGGAGTTCCTACACCGCTTCCATCAGTAACTTCGATCCTCAGTGCTACTCAGTCAGAGGAAACGCGGAAAAAGCTAGCTCACTGGAATTTGATGAATCCAGGGGTAGCTGATCAAGCTGCGGAGAGAGGAACCTGGATTCACTCAAGTGTTGAGAACTACCTACTCGGGTTAAAGGTCGTACCCCCAGAAAGGTACAGTCCTTACTGGGACGGAATGCCTGAACTCCTGGATGACCTTCTGGTCGGGGGTCGAGTGCTCTGGTCCGAGAAACCTTTCAATCAACCACGGTGGTCAAAGTACGTAGGTGATGATGGTGTAGGGAGAATCCACTACTACGACGAAAAGACAGGTCACGGTTATGCAGGCTGCTGCGACCTGATCTATATGAACCAAAACGCAGAAATTGTCCTCGCTGACTTCAAGACCAGCAACGGACCTTACTCCGCGAGGTTCCCTAGAAAAGACGCCAAAGTCGACGAAAAGACAAAAAAGGCATTGATTTCGGGAGTTTTCAAAACAAAGAAAACAAGACTTCAACTAGCTGCGTATAAAGCGGCAGCTGAGGCTTGCCTCGGAATTAAGATAGATAAAACGCAAATTATCGTCACTACAGCTATAGAAGCATTCAACACTCAAATCTTTACTTTTGGCCCAGAAGAAGTAGAGAAGGACGAGGAAAATTGGTTCCAAGTAGTGAGGCAGTACTACGAAGCTAAGGCTTCAAAGTAGAATTACCGAACCTTGAGAAAGCGGTCGGAGAGGGGCTTCTTCAGCTTCTCTTCAGATTGCTGGCTGAGATTTCAGGCATACTGGAGGCATCTTGCGACACACCATGAACTTCATCTGCTCAGTAAACGAGGTAGTCGCAAAACACCTCCATCCTGAGACAGGCAAGATAGCAGTAGGTGGTAATTTCTCTGCGTTCAATTCAAACTGGATTGCCTCGGAGCTAAACGCCGAGCAGATCGCTGAGCGGGTAGGGCAAAGCCACGGGGTGTGCGCCTGGCATCTCCTTAATGGACAAAGAAACTCAAAGGGTACTGGTGTTATAAAAGCAGGCTTAATTATCGTCGATATAGATAACCAAGCTGATCACAAAGATTCTGAAGGAAACAAAGTACAGAAACAAGAGCTAACCGTAGAAGAGGCACTCGAGCTAGATATCTGCAAAAAATATCTGACTGTCGGTTACTACTCGCCCTCGACGACAGATGAGTGGCCAAGGTTCCGTCTTGTCTTTGGTCTAGAAAGTCCCATTATTGACCCCAAGACCTACAAATTCCTCACCCAACAGATCTATAGCCAGATTCCCGGTTCCGATGTGCGGGCTACGACGATCCCAAACTTGTTTTATGGGGCCAAGGACCAAACTGCAGTCTTCGCGAAACCAGGAAAGTACATCCCAACAGAAAAAATCCAGGAAGCAGCCAAGATCGCTGCAACGCTTCCTGACGAAAATTCTGAACAAGGAGACGCGGAAGAACTCCTGAATTCTCTCGATATCGACGGGAAAGGTATCGACCTCGTCAAGCTTGTGTCCACCACGGTGCGTTCGGTCCTGGACGGTAACGAGGTCGAGGACCGAAGCTCAACCATGGCTGCGGTCTTCAAGGAGCTCATTGGCTGGGTTAACTGGCTAAGTGAGCGCGAGATACCAGTGCGCGTCTCACCCTTGACAATTGCACACGATGCGTTCTATAACATCTATGCGTACCCTCATGACCTTGATGGCAAGTTTGGTCGGATCCTGAACTCGATCCGCGACTCAACCGAACTCCAACCAGCAATCGCTCTAGCCTCAGAGCTCGGTGCGTTAGCTGTCTGGAAAAAGGTAAAAGTCGTAAGTCGAGCGGCGTTTGATCGATTTGCTTCTGATTCTGAAAAGGAAGCACTGGCTGTCGCAAAAAAAGCGCAGCTGAACTCAGTGCTCGACATCACCGCCTTCAGCCTAGAAACGGAAAAACCTTCCGTTTCCACGGTTGACTCGGCACCTTCTACTTCACAATCACTTGAACAACAAATGAATACTCCTTCAACACCGAAGCAGTTAGTCAGCCTCGTAAACGGAAGCGGCTCACAAAACAAACAGTTCTCGGAGAACGATGCCGCAGACGTAATCGTTCAGAGCCAAGGTGATAATTTCATTTATGACAGCTCGCTGGATCAGTTCTACCACTACGACAGCGATAACGACGTCTGGTATCACCAGGATGAGCAGCACATTAAAAGAAGGATCGTTAAAGCATTAGACACGTTTGTAGCTTCTGGTGTACTACCCAAATACACCGCATCCACGATTCAAAGCATTTATCAGATCCTCAAAGCCAAGCTTCTTAAGTCTGCTGAAGGAGGAAGGAAGAGCATCTGGAGTAAGAACAAAGGTCTGATTGCTTTCAGTAACGGTACCTTGGACACCAAAAGTCTGGAATTCCAAGAAGGAGCTCGTAAGAATCTCTATCTACGGCACAAACTTCAATACAATTATCAGGAGAATGCTAAGTGTCCAGAGTTCATAACCTGGCTTAAAGCTTGCCTGCATCCAGGACAGGAGCTCCTTATCCGAGCTTTCTCTCGGGCAATTCTGACAGGCTATACCTCCGGTGAGCGGTTCCTGCACCTTGTCGGGCCTGGGGGAACAGGTAAATCGACGATGCAACAGTTGCTCGTTGCTCTTGCTGGTTACCACAGCACTCACACTTCAAGCTTGGAGATGATCGAGAACAACAAGTTCGAGACATACAACTTGATCGGTAAGCGGCTGCTGCTTCTCACGGACGAAAGCAACTACCAGAAGAGGATGGACGTCCTCAAAAAACTCACGTCTGCGTCGGACACCCTTCGTGCGGAGAGAAAGTACGGAAAAGAAATCATCAGCTTCAAACCTGAGTGTCTGGTCTGCATCGCAAGTAACGAGCACATTACGTCAAATGACTCCAGCAGCGGTCTTGAGCGTAGAAGACTGACCGTCATCATGGACCGAGTGGTCCCCCCGAGCAGCAGAAAGGAACTTATCTCCGTTTACGACGACCACATCGAGGGCGCTTTTGCCGAAGAGATGTCGGGGATTGTGAGCTGGGCGCTCGACATGGGATACGACCAGATGAAAGACGTGCTCGCAAACCCAACCAAGCACGTTCCATCTCTGAATGCGACCAACATCGAAGCCCTGATGTTCAACAATCAATTTGTTGCTTGGCTGAACGACTGCTGTCTTTACGCGCCTCACAGCACCACGCCAATTGGTCATGGTGCGCGAAAGCCCTCGATCGAAGAATCGGAAAAAGGTCTTTACATCGCGAACGCATACGGTGCGTTGTATCCGAGCTATGCAAACTTCTGTAAGTCATGTGGGTACAAAGCGGCGGCAAAACACCGCTTTGTGGAGAGGACGAAAGAGGCTGCCACAAACATCTTGAAGCTGCCCGGTGTAACTCTTGTCATGAAAGATGGAATTCCTAGCCTTAAGGGCTTACGACTCAAAGCTTTTGATCTAAAATCCGATCGAGCTTCAACTGGTCCCGAGCGCCTACCTTCACCGGTTGAGTACGCACAGGATCCGACAACAACTAAATGGGACGCTGCTTTTAGAAAACATGACCCTGCGCCTGAATCCTAATCTCACTCTGGCTGTCGCTGGAACCATCGGTATCGGTGTTGCAGCCATTGCCACGGCGCCTCAGCAGCTGGGTGCCGCCCTTGCTTTTGGTGGCGGTCTCATTGGGGGCGCTGGTATTGGTCGCGAACGAGCTATCAGACAAAAGCGAAACGAAGAAGCAGCAACCAGGGTTACTGCGTGCTTCACGGCTTTATACGAAGCTAATCGCGGTGTTGTCGACCCGATGCAACTTGGGATCTTGGCCAACATTCCAGGAGATCAAGCTCACGCGTTCCTAACCGGACTTGCGGAAAACACAAACGGTCAAAAAATTACCGTCAAACAAGGGGCTGGTGTGGTTTTCGCGTTCCCGCATTCACAATCGGCACTTGACGAACTGACAATAAACGCCCGCAAATGGGCGGAAGCACAGACGCAACAGTTAAACGCAGAGTTAACACAGCATAAACAAGCCTTACAGTACATCCAACTTCAACAAGCTGCTGCGGCGATACCTAAAACACCTGCGCCCACGATCGAACCGAGTCCTTGGGAAAACGTAGCACCACCTTCTTAGTCGCTTCCACTACTTGCTCGGTACTTGCTCGGTAACTTGCTCGGTGAGTAGTCGGGGACACTACGAGGGCGGCTAGAAGATGCTGTAGTGGGCGTTGATGTTGGCTTCGATAGCGACGCGGTTGGTGGATTGGTCAGAAGGGTAGAGGACGATTTCATTAATCAACGCAGAGCCGTAATTTCCCCCGTTCGCTTGCACTGCCAGATATAGTTTTTTGTAAACTGCTGTAGTGCTAAAACTGGTCTGCTGAATTGAATTATAGTATGTTGCATAAGTGCCTGAACCTTGGTACATAGAAAGCAGTCCATCCCCAGGATACGAGCTGCTAGCGGCTCTATTATTTGGCAGCCGTTCGTCAAACGCATCACTACGTAGAAAGAAAAGTCCATTATTTATACTATCGGCTGACACGTTAATGAAGTTTGAACCGGACAACCCGGTGACTACCGAAACAAAAGAAACGGATGACAACTCGGCAGAGGAAAAGACTGCGCTCATTGAGTCATCGGAACCATCTGTTTTAATGCACGGTCGAGAAAAGGCTTCAACAATTTGCCCTGTGTCTACAATTTGGGGCTGACTAGATATTACTGATTGGTCAAGGTGCTTATTATTCCCACTCTGGTCGTACCACGTCCGCACAAAACCGTCGTTCCCAGCACCAACCCACGCAGCAAGCGTTCCGTCACTCACCTCAGTGGCAGTAAAGTCGCTCTCGGTATTGTCGCTGGAGCGGCGGACGCGGACTACTGGATATGAGCCGCTTTGTAGTTGGCGCAAACTGTAGGCGGCAGCAGCACCTGAATAAATATCTAGCAATGGTGCGTTAACGCTTTGCCCCGTAATAGTCCAGCTCATCGCAACACCTCCGAATGGCGATAGATTGGTAATACGGCGATAGATTGGTAATCCGCCGATAACTTTCTACAATTCGGCATAGTAGTGGCAGTGACTAATAGGTCGTGGTTTGTGTAGGTCATGGGTAGA